ACTGGAAGATATGCTGATTATATAATATGTAGGAGGTGAGAAAAATGAATGAACAGAGTGCAAGATTAATAAACGCAAATGAATTTCAAGAAAAAATTCTTAATTATGCATTATCTGATAAGCTAGACAAGATGATTGAGAATACAATATTTTCAAACGATCAGAAATGTAGGTCAGCCATAATTCAGGGCATGATAATAGCTTCTATGATAACAAGTGAATGTAATAGTATTTACATAGATGTTGATAGTATGACACCTATTGAAAATTTTGAAAAATCAGTCAGAGATGAAACTATTGATGAATTTGCAAAACGTATTTTTACAACAGCAGCTCCAATTGGAGAAAATAACATTGAACACTTACAAAATATTGTTAAAGAGATTGTAAGAAAAATGAAGCAGAGTAGAGAATAATATAGTATAGAAAATTTTCTTAACTTGGACATTCGTTCAAGTATTTCCAAAACAAAAATAATTAATGAAATATTTTTTTCCTATGGTTTTAGCAGACGTGTTAATTCCATAGGATTTTACAACAAAATAATTAAGAAGAAAGGAATTAAGCAGTAACTCCTAGGTAATTATGGTTACGTAACCTCTGTAAAATAGTGTATTTTGACAGAGAATAATGAAAAAAATAATTCTCAAGGACTACGAGTATTAAGTTTATGTGGTGGCGTTGAAACAGGATTGTATGCGTTACAGCAGCTCGGAATACCTATAAGAGAATATCATACATATGAAATTTTGCCAGAAGCCATAGCAGTTTCTCAGTACCATTTTCCGTTTGTGGTACATCATGGCGATTTATATGAAGCGGATTTTGAACAGTTCAAAGGATTTGATTTACTGTTGGCAGGAACTTGTTGTCAATCACTTTCAAGAGTGCGAATTGAAAATAAAGAGGTCAATAATGGTCTTGATGGTAAGTCAGGAATTTTCTTTAAAGCAATTGAGTGTCTTAGGGCAATTCAGCCCAAATATTTCATGTTTGAAAATGTAATACCAAGTAGTGACGAAGATCTGAAGACAATGACAGAATGCATTGGTGTAAAACCTATTTTGATTAATTCAGGGAAATTTTCTGCGCAGAGTCGTGAAAGATATTATTGGACAAACATACCATTAGGTAAATTACCTGATGAATCTCCATTAGTTTTGAAAGATATTATGGAGAAAAGTGTAGATGAGAAATATTTCTATAAGAAAGATTTTGAAATCTTGGATATGAGTAAACGTGTATGTGCAGAGTTAAAAGTTAATTCTATGGAAATGAATAGAAGAATTTATAATCCAGATTTTAAATGCTGCACATTGACTTGCATAAATGGTGGATATCACGAAAAGAAAGTATTAGATAGTGGTAGACCACGAAAACTTACAGAAGTTGAATATGAAAGATTACAGGGATTACCTGATAATTTTACAAAAGTTCAGCTCAATAGTCGTTGGTTATCATACTCAAAAAGATGTAGTTTGATGGGTAATGGATGGAATGAACCTACTGTTGAATGGATCTTGAGTGGGTTAAATAGCTAAGAAATATTATTTTCACCAGGCGGTTGCAAACGCCTATAAAACAAACATTTTACAAATATTTAGAAAGGTAAAATGGTAAATTCTAGGATAAAGAGATTGCGCAATCCCCATAAATAAAGGGATTTTTGAATAAGGTAGATAAAAATAATAATTCATTCGGATTAAATGTATTAAGTTTATGCGATGGTATGTCATGTGGACATATTGCATTAGAGAAAGCAGGATTTAAGGTTGGTAAATATTTTGCCTCAGAGATTAAGGACGTGGCAATTAAGGTAACAAAAGACAACTATCCTGAGACAATTCATATTGGAGATGTGAACAAGATTACATATAAAGATGGTGTATTACATACAGAAGTCGGAGACTTTGAAACAGATATTGATATTGTAATGTTTGGTAGTCCTTGTCAGAGTTTTTCAAGAGCAATGATTAAAGAGAGAAAGATTGGTCTTGAAGATTCAGAACGTTCAGGTCTGTTTTATGAGTGTAATAGAGTATTGAAAGAAGTAAATCCAAAATATTTCCTTATGGAAAATGTAGTGATGAAACCTGAAGATGAAGCCGTTATTAGTGAAATGATGGGAGTAAAACCTATCAGAATCAATTCTTCTCTTGTAGTAGGACAGCTTAGAGACAGATATTATTGGACTAATATTCCAGGAGTAACTGTTCCAGAAGACAAAGGAGTTACCTTGCAGAGTGTACTCAATGACGGATATGTACCAAACGAGAAAGCAAAATGCCTTTGCAAGAATGATTCTCACGGATATTACAACGGTTGTTTTTGGACACCAATTAAGAGATTTCACAGATTCTATTATAAGTCGTTTGGAACAATGGTGTTCCCATCGAAAGAGTATTTTGATAACTGTTTAAAGGTTACAAAGAGAATATTAGATGGAAGAAAATCTTCTGCAAAAATCTATGATGATTATAATGGGCATGATTTTGATGAAGCAAGATATTTGTGGAAAGATGAAAGAGCAAGATTACAAGGTGTGCCAGAAGAATATGTAAAAAATATATCTGAAAAAGATGCTGCTGATGTACTTGGAGATGGTTGGACTGTACCTGTAATCGCACACATTTTCAGTTTTATGAAATTTTAACAGAGAATAACAGAATATGAAGTTCCAAGCAAAGCGGAATTTCTTGTGATGAAAGGAGAGAATATGTACCCAGAATACGATGATTTTTATGAGCCAAGTGAAGGCGAAATGTTTTTTGATGAAATGAAAGAAAAGTTCAGAGAGATTTTACGTGAAGATGTAAACTCTGAAATTAACAGATTAACAAAAGAAAATGCAGAATTAAGACAGAAAGTTAAAGAGTACAATGATAAAAATTTGGATTTGTCTCGTAGAGAAAATGATTTACAGTACAAAATGGATAATTACAAACGAGAGGTAGAAAACGATTTTTACAATAAAACAATGGAAGAAGTTTTTAAGAAACTTTTAGAAGACTCAGAAGTGTGGTATGCAGAACGTGTTCCTCATAAGAAACCAAAATGTAATTTATGTAACGAGGAAAGAAAACTTGTCGCAGTATATCCAGATGGTGAAACTGTAAGCAAGGAGTGTAAATGTTCTCGCCCAACATATATTTATGAGCCAGTCATTTCATTAAATAAAGAGATTGGATTCCATAAGGCATATAAACCAAGATATAGTGATAAAAAGAAAATCTATTTGACTAAGAATCACGAACCAAATAAGAATTATGCAGATGCGTATGATTATTACAGTGAATTCAGAATAGAAAATATTTTTGATGATTTTAATGATGATGTAATTGCATATCACAATGGTAAAAGATATGGAGAAAAAATTGCATTCAGAAGTAAAGAGGCTTGTCAGAAATATTGTGATTGGCTTAATGAGGAGAAAAAGTAAATGAATAAAGAAAATTTTACACTGGATAGAGTAGATAGAAAAGACGAACATGAAGACTATTGGTTCAAAACAGATAAAATATCAGATAAAGAATTGTCTGATAAATATATGGAAATGTGCATGATCGGAGTAACGGAGGTCGTATATTCAAAGGATGAAGATATAGTGGGAATCAAGAGACAGTTTCCATTTAACTATGATGTTGTGTTATCAGACGATGAAGATTTAAAGAGAATGTTAAAAGAACTGTCACAGTAAACATAGATTTCATTTGGGACGAAAAGAGGTGAAGTTTTTGAAAATCGTACAGAATAAATCGCATTACGATTTTAGAATAAAAATCGGAAATAACTATGTAACTGTTGCAACACTTCATCCGTGGTTATTTAGTAAACATAATCATAAATACAATCTGTATTTTTATTACTATGGAGCTGAATATGAGGAAGGAACGTATGCTTGCTGTCATAGAAATGGAAATGAAAAGATGGTGGTATATGAGCAGGAAGATGAACTTCATAAAGAATTTCTTAAAAGGGTAACAAGGATAGTTTCAAAGAAACTGTATGTTATAGGAAGTTCGATCCTGGAAGAAATAAAATACATTGAAGATGAAGATTAGGAGGCAATAATGGCAGGATTTGTATCAAAGCAACCAAATGGATTATATTGTAGATTTTCTACTGTCACAGATTGCCCTACCGCATGGAATATGGCAAGAGAAGATTATATCAATATGAAAATGCAAGAAGCAAAAGAAGATGCTGAAGATGTGTTGGATAATTATTTGAAGCCGTTTGATATGGTGGTGGATATGTATTATCCAAACAATATGACAAAAGAGGAATTTGATGAATTCCTTGAAGAGACTGGATATGATAAGAAATCTGAATAAAGCAGAGAATAATAAAACAGGAGGTGCAAATAAATGCAGAATATTAGTATTAAAGGAGTTTGCGATTGTGTAGACTTAGACAGAAATATCAAATCAACAAATGGTGCAGTCGTAGTGCAGAAAGAAAATAACAATGTAATAGGTGTTTATTTAGTGATTTCGTTCAGAGATAATAAAAACAAATATGGTGGTGACAGTACATCAACATATTGTAGTTTGGTAAATCTCGACAATGGACAATTAGCTTTTGAAGAAAGATGTAGTCGTGCGACAACAGAGAGACGTGTTCTTAGACATCTAACAAGGGCAGGTTTCAGTTATCCTTATGATTCAAATTCTCATGAGCAGGATAGTAAATTTTACAATATGAGAGTTCAGGTTTATAACAATGGAAATTACAAAATGAATCTTGAACTTGTCGATGAATACATTATGTATGGTAGATAGGAGAGTAAATCATATGAAGAAGAAAATTTTAGCAGTTGCATTAGGATTGACATTATGTTTTGGAATGACTGGATGTCAGTCTGTTACAAAAGATTTTGGTGGATCAACAACAATCGAGCTTGAACCAAATCAGAAACTTGAAGAGATTACATGGAAAGATGATTCACTATGGTATCTGACAAGACCTATGACAGATGACGACATTGCAGAGACACATACATTTCAACAGTCATCAAATTTTGGAGTATTTGAGGGTACTGTAACTATTATTGAGAAGAAGGAATAAGTGAAATTAAAGTTAAAGAATTAATCGAAAAATTATCGACTATGCCACCTGATGCGGAATTAGTTTCATATCAAAGTGATCTTGAAAAAAGTGGAATAAAACCAGTAAATTATACACCGACTTTGAAAAATTTTAATGTTGAAACTCATTATGTATATGATGTATTTAATCATACACATATTCCATTTGACATTTTAGAAGAGGATGAAGATGGAGAATTTATAGGTGTAGAAATGTAACCACAGTAAACCGAAGTTTCTTGGTGATTTAGGAGGTGACAAATGACAGAAAGTGAAGCTATTGAAGAGCTAAAATATGATTGTAATGAACTTGGCAAAGCAATTCCATGTGATACTTCATGGGGGTGTTCTTTTGAAAATGCTTATGGAATGGCAATACAAGCACTTGAAAAACAAATTCCAAAGAAAGTGAAAAATAGCGGAGAGAGAATTCCGTTTGAATGGTATTGTCCTACTTGCGGAGAACTATTGTGTGATGATGGCTACAAAGATACCGACATTAAATATTGTGAGCAATGCGGTCAGGCATTAGATTGGGAAAATTAAGAGAATAAGAATAATGAAACAGAGGCGAATAAATGGCTGATAAATTAATCAATAAGCAGTTGGTAGACATTGACGAATTATTACAGTTTCTATCAGATAATGGATTTGATATTGATGATGGAGTTTGGAATAAACACGAAATGTCCTTAAGAGAAGCATTTGATGAGTACAAGAAGAATACTATTCCAGACGTAGAAATTGGACAGACTGTATGGATTATTAGCAGAGATTATCATGACATATATTCAATCAAAGAATGTCATGTACATAAGAAACAGATTCGAGCAAGATACACGTTTTCTGTAAGAGGTAGGCATTATTATTGCGGGACTTTCACAAAAAACAGTATTGGCAAGACTGTATTCTTTTCAAAGGAAACTGCTATTGAGTCTCTAAAGGGCAAGGAATATAAGTTGGAAGAGTGGACTTGAATCTCGCATTTCACAGGAGGGTAAGTATTGAAGATTAATAATAAAGAAAATATTAATAAAATCATACTTCGTCATAAAGGAAAAGATGTTAAATTTGAATGTTTTATCAAACCATTTCCTTACGCAGAAAGATTGGATTTAAAAGAAAAAGATCCAATTGAAATTGTCTTTGATGATTTGACAGAAGTAGATGCATTAATTGATATGTTAAAAAGATTCAAACAGGAGTCACAGGAATATATAGGCGTTTGGAAGAGGAGTGGAATTTAAATGGATATTTATAATACAAAACCAAGGAAAATTAAATGTGTTA